TAAAGGATGATATATGGCATTTGGAACACGAGTTTATTTTGATGCAATACGAGAGCTGGCGTTCGGCTCAGTCACAGGAACCTATGCGGCTTTAGGAGTACCTACTTCGGATAATGTCCGCCTTATTTCCTTTCAAAATCAAACAAACGAGCAAGTATATATTTCCTTTGATGGAGTTGTTGATAATCTTCGATTAGCTTCTAACTCATTCAAACTTTTAGATTTATCAGCCAATAGAGTTAGAGATGATGGGCTATTTATTGCTTCTGGAACTCAAATCTATGTGAAGTACGTCTCAACACTCGGAACCTCAGGAAGTGTATGGGCTGAAGTAATGTCAGCTGAGGGAGGAAAATAATGTCGCAGCAAGGACCGTTGACAGATTTTAGCTCTGCTGGAAGTGATATCGAAACTCTTACTGGAAATACAGGAGGTCCCGTTGGACCAGATGGGGCTTTTAATATTAATATACTTGGTGGAGATACCACCACGATCACTGGAGATCCCGGAACTAATACACTTACTGTAGATTCTTCTGTAGGCGGCTATCCAATTACCCCATATGTGGTAGGCCCTTCAGGTCAGGCAGGATATACCACTATTCAATCAGCAATAGATGCTGCCACTTTAGCGGGCGGAGTTAATATGATTTGGGTACAACCTGGAACATATACTGAGGATTTAAATATTACTTCCTCAATTACATTGCAAGGTAGTGATGGAGAGCCAACGATAGTGGGAGTTCATACCCCTCCTACATCAGGAACAGTTAATTTTGATGGATTTGTGTTAGTAACAGCCACCGATGTCCTTAATTCTGCTGCGGCGGGTACTACTACTTTCAACATTAATAACTGTTTCGTAGTCATCACAGACGGATATATTTTTAATCTTCCCAATTGGACGGGAGAATTATTAATGGATAACTGCGTTGAGGCGAGCACTGAAGATGGAGTGGTAAATAATGTTACAGGGTCTTCCACCATAAAGTTTTTAAATGTAGAAATGGGAGCGGGCTCCAAAGTTATGGAACTCAATGGAGATGCATCCGGGTTTCTTAGATTTGATACATGCAATGTAAATTGTCCAGTCAATATGCAGGGAGCGGGAGATGTTTTCTTTCAAAACGGAGTTAAATTTGCTAACTCTGTCACTATTGGGGGATCTCTAACAGGATTTGCGATAGACACCAATTTTAGAGGAGGGGCAGCACAAGCCTTAACTTTTAACTCCACTGGAAATTTTTCTATTTCAAATGGAGAGATTCAATCTACAAATAATCCAGCTCTAGGTGGTACAGGAACGGGAACATTAACTTTAACTTCCATCGGATTTCCTGACGACAATAATATTGCAGGTACACTGACTATAGCTGGAGGAAATTCCTATTCAGCCACCTATAAATCTGATTACACCGACCATGGAGTCATTCTAGGTCAGGGAGCTACCACTAATATGGTGGCCACTGCAGCTGGTTCAAATGGAGAGTTATTGATTGGAGCTACTGGAGCAGATCCAGCTTTTGCTTCTTTAACCTCTAGTGGAGGGACAGTTACGTTTACTCCTGGAGCGAATAGTTTAAACCTAGAAGCGGGCGGAGGAACGGTCGCTAATTCGTATCCTACAGATTCAGGAACTGCTACGCCGGCGGCAGGAGTTCTAACCCTAGCAGGTGGAACCAATGTCAATACCAGTGGAGCTGGGTCGAATGCAACAGTTAATTTAGATGCAAATGTACTGGGCCTAACCCAACTGACTGTAGATAATTTAGAGCTTAATGGAAACACTTTGTCCAGTACTGATACTAATGGGGATGTGATAATAGCTCCCGACGGATCGGGAACAGTTTCAGTAACCGCTGCTCCAATAGTCCCCTCAACTGATAGGGCCGATTCTTTAGGGTCAGCTACTAACTCATGGGATAATGTCTACGCAGATGGACTGACTTTCGATGACGGCTCTAATATAATGAGTGCCTATGAGACCGGAAGTTGGACTCCTGTTTTAGAGTTTGGAGGGGCGAGCGTAGGAATTACCTATTCAAATCAATCTGGGACTTATACCCGAATTGGAAATTTTGTTTTTATAAGGTGTGTGTTTAATCTTACAAACAAAGGTTCTTCTACGGGAAATGCGACGATCACAGGATTACCGTTTGCCTCTGTAGGAGATGTATATTGGAATTTGGCTAGGTCCGCGAATATAACCCTAACATCTTCCGCATATCTGGCCTATGTAGCTCTTGCGGATTCCAGTACCACCCTTATAATACAAGAAGCTGACACTTCTGGAACGGCATCTGGACTTTCGGATGTTGACTTCGCTAACAATTCAATTTTAACTGTCACGGGAGGGTATTTTGCATGAGCACTAACAATAATCAACCTCAGTCTCCCCTCGAATATCCAGCCAATGATCAAGTTCCCGTTCGTATATTTAGACGCAACAGAGCTCCATTAACGACCGATTATAGAAATTTCAAGGTTAGAGATTTTTGGAATGATACTTCATCCGATGATCTATGGTATTTAACTTCTAAAACTACAACAAGCGGAGTATGGATAAAGCTTGGAGGAGCGACAACGGGTGACGTTCAGTTTTTGGCTGGAGATAGTGGAGGGAACATACCTCCTGATGGTTCAGGTGTTGTTGGAGTTCTAGGTGGAACCAATGTCAATACCAGTGGAGCTGGGTCGAATGCAACAGTTAATTTAGATGCAAATGTACTGGGCCTAACCCAACTGACTGTAGATAATTTAGAGCTTAATGGAAACACTCTTTCAAGCACGGATGTTAACGGAGATGTCATAATTGCTCCTAATGGGTCCGGAACTATCTCAGTAACCGCTGCTCCAATAGTCCCCTCAACTGATAGGGCCGATTCTTTAGGGTCAGCTACTAACTCATGGGATAATGTCTACGCAGATGGACTGACTTTCGATGATGGCTCTAATATAATGAGTGCCTATGAAACTGGCACTTGGACTCCAGTTCTCAAGTTTGGAGGAGAAACAACAGGAATTGAATATTCTACCCAAGAGGGGCATTATACTCGCATTGGAAATATTGTTTACATTGGGTTTAGAGTGAGTCTTACCTCAAAAGGATCTGAAACTGGGGCAGCAACTATCACTGGTCTTCCTTTTACTCCTGCCACTTTATCAGAATACTCCTCAGCATGTGGATTCGCGAATATTAATCTTGGAGTAGGATACACCTCAGTTTTTGCTGGAGTGAGGGGTGCAGTAGGAGATGTCTTATTGTCTAGAAGCGGTGATAATAAAATATTTAACTCAGTAACTGATACGGAATTCACTAGCGGAACCCTTTTAAATCAAACCATATTTTACTTTGTCTAACTAGGAAAAAACTATGAAAATAAAAGAAGCCTCAATGGTCACAACAGCTGTTATGTTTTTAATAGCCATCGCCACTTTTTTCGTAGGGAAAGTATCGTCTAAAAAAAGCGAGCGAAACCATAAACACTCTCAAGAAAGAAAAATAGATGAAGTCATTTCTAAGTACCGACAAAAAAACGAGTTAGAAAAGATTCAATACGAGCAAAAATTAAAAGACGCGCTCTATTACTATGAAAACGAAGGGAAGTGGACAGGAGATTACTCAAATATACCTGCTCAAGAAAGAGCAGGCAGGTAAACCCCATTATAGTGTGAGATTATTTAGGAACGTTAATCTTATAAAACCCAATCGACTTTGACTGACGAATGTATTTATCGACATCGATTCCGTCCATCTTCATTTTAGGAATATCGTAGGTAGTTTTAGGCATGCACCGAGTTATGCAATAGCCATAAGACAAAAAGTTCCCATCATCACCTTGCTCTATGATCTGCTGTTTGAGCTCTTTCTTGCGGGTCTGAGCTCGTTTTTCTTGTTTATCTAACTCTCCATACTCCTTAAGAAACTCTTTGAGCTCAGGGGTCTCTATAACAATGTAGTCTTGAGATTGTGGTTCTGGCTGTACTCCACATACCACCTTTCTCCAAAAATCATGAGCTCTCTCTTTCATCTTCTCTTGTCTTTCAGGCAGACAGAAAGCTTCAATAGTTACACACGAATTATATCGATAGTCCCATACAGCAATCATTGCCCTAATGGGGTTACATAAGATTATTTGCCATTGGATTTGATCAAGCCAGTACTCCGGAACTTTTTGCCTTACTCGAACATCATCTAAAATTGAGTCAGTAACAGGGCATTTAATCTCTACTAGGGTTCTTTGGTCTTTGTCGTACCCATCTAAAGAAGCTCTAAAATGAGAATGCTCTTCATCTTCCAAGCAAATAGGTTCTAGCTTAAGATTATGATTCTCATTAATCCAATCCCGAGCCACACCTTCATTTTTAACTCCATGCATAATAGCAGAATTTACAACGTCTTCAGATTCAAAGCCGCACTTCTTATTCCATAGCTTTAATGGAGTAGTATAGCGGTTGGTACCCATGATAACTGGTATGTCGGAGGCACCGATTCCTCCGCGCCTCCATTTTAACCAATCGTCACTCCCTTGTCCTTCTAGAAAGTTAACAATTTTCATAATCTAAAACATTCCCGAAATATCAGCATCGTCCTGCTTAACGCTTTGAGGATCTGCATCAGATTTCTTACCAGGAACAAAAGTGAGGGACATCGCTTTAATAGAAAGGTTTACTCTGTTTTCTCCGTCTTTCGCTTGATAGATAGATGTCTCACCAAGCGTTCCGGAAACCACAATAAGAGATCCCTTTTTTATAGCCTTGGCCATGTTAAACAGACCAACGTCCCAAACTTGAATTTGGTACCAGATTGTTTTCTTCTCACCTTTAGAAAAGCTTTCTACAGCTACAGGAAAGAAATATCCTTTAGAGCCTTTTTGTGTTGATTTTTCTTCGGGGTCTTTGCCCACAAAACCAAGAATCATTATCTGTTGCATTACTTGTCTCCTTCTCTGTTACGTTTGATCTCTCTAATTCTTTCAATGCACTTAGTATAACGTGTTTGAGGTAAATCAGAAAGCTTTGATATAGCAAAAGCCTTTAGCATATTTTCAAGGATTCCCTCTTCACCCTTGAGCTCTTCAGCAAGGATGTTAAGTTGAGCTTTGGATATCGCAATGCTCTGGATCTGTGTAGGTTGCCTAGATGACGTCATGGCTGTTTCACCATCATCATCCTCATCTCCAGCAACAACTCCAACCATACTTGAGTAAGAGTATCTTCTTAAGTAAGTGAGATACGATCCAAGGGTTTGAATATCTTGCTTGGGAGGATTAATAGGCATAAAACTCTCCATCCACTGCCCAGACAGATGCCCCATTCTTGTGTAAAGGTAAGGTCTACCATCTTCAGCGGGAATAGGTCTCTGAACAACACAAATACCATTCTTAGCTAGAAAAGGCCTAGAGGCGTCGATTAATGCTTTAAGGTCTGCATATTTGCTTTTAAAATATGGGTTGGTGCTATCAGTTTTAGCAACTTCCATGTCTAGCTGCGCTTTGGCAAGGGCCTCAAACAGCTTGTTTAATTCGACAGTTAGCTTGTTTAAGTCGACAGGCTTCACCGGTTCTTGTGTGACGTATGTTTCTTGTTGTATGCTCATAAAATTCTCCGAAAAGTTAATAATTTTTCCGGCCATTTTCTCCTTTAGAGTTTGGCCTGATTCTCCATAAAGTATTTGCCAAGTTCGAAATACTCATTCGACTTCTTTTTCACGCTCAACTCTTTCTTTAGTGGCGTGGGGATATCTAAAGCTCCACAAACTTCATAAACAGCATCTTCCATATCGTTTAGGGGCTTGTCTCCATACAGACCATCAAGTATGACCTGCATCTTTTCACGAGCGTACTCTATATCAGAAAGCTCGGGTGTTGTATCTTTCTCGTTGGCAAAGACTTCATAGAAGTCCTCAGGTGTTTCGTAATAGCTCATAAATTCTCCAGTTGTGACGTTTGGTTTTTATATAGCCTCATCAGGCGTTGTTCTCAATTATTTTCCTAGCTTGTTGCTTTTTAGATAATCGAATGATATCATCATATCAATATTAAGTGCACACAAAAAGATACATGATGGCCTCAAAGATTGATTCTATACGTAATTTTATGAAGAAAAGCAAGATAACGATGGAGGAAGTAGGAGACGAAGGAGGATACCGAAGAGAGCAAATCGGAAGAATCTTAAGCTCAACGTCACCTCTAACGAAGCGGAACCTGCTAGTCATAGAGCACGCCATTACTGTTATCTTAGCGGAAAGAAGAGAGCTAGAAGAAGAATGGAAAAAAATAAAAGACTAACTTATATCCCAAGAGGAACAGTTAAACAGGAATAATGATGGAAAAATCACTTATTTTCGCCGGATTGACTTTAATTTTAATTTTCTTTGGAATCACTTGGTACTCCATAGCCGGTATTAAAAAAAATCAACAAGCACAAGCTTTCCAACTAAAAAGGATACTCCTCGAGACTTCTGAGCCACGGGTACTAATATCGGAATATCTAAACGAGCAGAAGGAAATTCTTTCTGGACTTGAGAAGAAAATGAATGAGTCTTTGAACTCTCAGCAAAGCTGGATAGATTACTCTTTTAGGAAGCCCGGGGATTACCAGGATGTTTCCCTGATGCTCGAAAACGATTCTATTATCTCTAGAGCTAAGTACGATCCTCTTCAAAAACACTTCCACAGATTAGACCGAGACCACGTGGGACTCAATATCTCGCCGGTGAAGGTAAAACAGTGGAAGAAAATATTTTCTTAATTCAGAAACAGGACCACTATTACCATTGTGAATGTTAAACACTTCATAAAGCGGATACATACGTAGAGAAATAGTGAAAGTGGACTTTCGGACCCTAAGGCACATCTATGTGGGATACCTTTCTTCGTGACATCTATCTTTGGAAAACGGGAGGATCGGGAAAAAAAAAAAAAAAAGACCAGAACCATGGTGCTTCTGGCCTCAAAAAGAAAAAACAAGACCAGAAGCATGGTGCTTCTGGCCTCTGAATATAAATCCTTTAAAGGGAAAAAGAAATTTATGATGTCAAACATATCATCTCCTGAATTAAGCATACAAGAAAAAACATCACAATCTTTCACTAAAGCTTCTGACGAAGTCCTATCCGATAGAAGACTTTCCGATTCGGAGAAGATATTATTCATCCGTCTAACGAAGCTCTCTTATAAAAAAGGGTACTGCTTTGCCAGCACGAGATGGCTTGCCAACGACTGTGGAGTAACCACTTGCACGCTTTATAAATTTTTAACGCCGTTAGAAAAACTCGGCTATATTCTAAGAGAAACTGATGAGGATAGCTTTCATAATCGGAAAAGAAAAATCTTCTTAGGAGCTCACATGAGATGGTTAAATAACAATAAATTCGAAGATACCCAGGAATCGTATTCCTACATCAAAACTGTTCATAACTCGGACCAAAAAGTTCACAACTCAGGAGGAGGGTGTCATAAAAAACACCCAAAAGTGACACAAAAGTCACACAACATAGTGACACAAAAGTCATATATAGAAAGAAAGAGGGAGAGAAAGAAAGAGGGAACAAGAGAGAGGTCTCAAAACTGTTCACAACCATCCAACGTCAAAAAGAGAGAGGAAGAAAAGCGCAAACTTTCCAACAAAGTTTTTGCTCAAGAAATGCGGAACAGATCTCAAACAAAATCTAATAGTGCCAACATCTTCTTCGAAAAAACATCCAGTGGAATAGAAATTCATGAACCTAACAGAGAAGCTCCCCTTAGGCTTTCATTTAAAAGTCCCTTCTTTAAGGAAATGCTCATGAGAAAACTAGTCGATCGAGAACTTATCACCAATGAGGATGTTAAATATGCTTGTCAATATATGTGAGTCTCTTAATGAGGAAATATATTCTTTGGAAGAAGTAGATTCCAGTATCAGAGACAGAGAGGATCTTACACTTTCACACAAAGCCCTCTATACTCTTCATCGGCTCTCGAAAACAGATGGTGATTAGCACACATCTCTGCCAAAATTTCTCCGTCTCTCAACCGAGGTAAAGAATATGCCTTCTTGTAGAGACTGAGCGTGTCTGCTAAAA